ATGGCTGAGTTGCTCCTTTAAACACAGCGTCATAAGCTTCCATGCCGCCCAAAGCAGTCAACCCAAAGCCCACTTCATTTAATGCGCCTTCAACATCACCCGCTGCAAAGTTATCAGCTAAGCCAGCAAACGTTGGGTTTTGTGAAAGGTTCTCCTGCCAATATGCAATAGCGCCATCCGGGTTAGTCTGTAACATTTGTGCGAAGGCTGAAGTATCGTTTAATAATTGGCCTTTGCTTGCCTCATCAATAGCGCCCATTTGACCGCTAATATTTTTAGCAAACTCAGGAGATCTAAGAATCAATTGTCTAAGTATTGCAGGGTCATTAGTCTCACTATACTGAGACGCTAGACCTTGTATCTCTTGATCGCTAATAGCTTTCTGCTCTGCTGCCTGTTGAGCCGCTGCCTGTTGAGCTGTGAAAGCATCTTGAGCCTGTTGCTGACCAGCTTGTAAAGTCTTAGAGGCACTAAGCCCCTGTAATTGGTTAGCAGTGTTTAACATGCTACCGAATGCGTTTTGTGTCATAGTCCGACCCCATTACCATAAGGTGATCCCCAAGGATTAGCAGGATTAGCGCCAGGTGATGCAGCCGGGTTAATACCTTGATAGGTTGCTAAGCCACCCAACTGACCTAATGTAGTGCCAAACATATTACCATAAGCTGAATTGGCTTGGCCTTGCGCTTGGCCTTGCCCTACACCGTACTGAGCGAGCTGCTGACCAACTTGTGGAGCTAAGCCAGCCGTTTGTCCTGCGAATCCTGCACCTTGCTGCATAAGCCCTTGTAAGCCTTGGAGCTGTTGTCCGTAGGCTTGATTAATTAGTTGAGGCTGTACGCCTTGGAATGCTACAGCACCCGCACCTGTTCGGTTATTACCTAAAGCAGAACCGCCGCGCAATTGAGCTTCTTCAGCTCTTGCGAGTTCCTGTTCATAGCCTGGGCCTTGTGTATATTCTTGAGCAAAGTTAGCCCTACCTTGTGGGCTTATTGCTTGTTGGTATTGATTAAGCGCCTGCGTACCGGCTTGAGCATAAGGCTGGATGGCTTGCTGACCTTGGTTGTAATAGTCTTGAATCTGGCCTTGGCCTTGCCTATAAGCGTCTGCTGTGGCTTGGGCTTGTTTCTTTGCTGCGCCTGCTTGAAATAGGTTTCCGATTGCACCTAAGCCAGCGCCTATAGCTAGTAATGGAAGTGGCATAAAGTGTTCCTCATAGTTTGAATTAATTATATCACCAAAGGCGATAGTTTACGTTACTGCGATCCAACCGGCTTTATTGCCGTTAGTCGGGTTAAACCATAAGACCTCTAGTAGAGTGTCGACATAGAACCCGCTGCGATTGGCCACGTATATTCCGTTAGGATCTGGGGCCACTCCTGTTTGTGGAATCATTGAACGTTTAAAGCCTTGATAGTCTTCAATCAAAGCATCTGACCAACCTTCACGCTGAAGATCAGAATACGATAGGTCTAGACTATCAATGATTAGTTGAGTCATAGTATTTCGCACGACCCTAATGAAGTGACTGATTTAGAGAATCCGCTAATCTGGAAGCCTCCCCAATTTGGATAATCGCCTAAGCTATACGCGCCTATTCGTTTCTGATACTCGCCGGACTTGCCTGAGCTAATCATAATTTTAGGGCCATAGAGTACGCCGTCTTTAGTTGTGCTAATAAATACCTGTGGATTTGTTTCAGTTGAATGGCCAGGAGCCGTCTTAACTTCTAGCTGCTTAATAGTTCCACCAATCTTAACAAGTGGCGTAGCAACAGCCCAATCAAGAGCAACGTCATATTGTGTACAGATAGTTGTATCAAGCTTGCCTAGTCGAGCATCATCCTTGTCGCCATAAATCCAAGCACTAGCAGAGTTATCAACGTTGCGTGGGTCATAGACTCCATTAATACCGCGCCAAGGTTTATCTCCAGATGTCCAGATGTACCAAATTGGAACACCTACAGCCGCTGAATAAGTAACATCATAAACAACTACATGCCTTGGAAGATGACAGATAACTAGACGTTGATCACGGTTGTCTCTAATCTCCATTTGCATGTTCGTTAATTCATAATCTGAATAGGTATCGATAATCGAATCAATCTCACCCGTTGAAATCTTTTGGTAAGAGTTGGTCAGCATATAAAACGTTGGTGAATATTCTTTAGAGCCACCAAATACAGCCCAAGCACCATCGCCCATATTAACCTTAGCGCCTGTTCCTACTATACCGATTGGAATGGATGCGGAGGTTATTCGAGCAAATGGAAATTGTGGGCCTGCAACGTTGGTAAAGCGATCAGTTGTGTACCGGTTGAATACTAATAGTTTGTCATCGGTAGACTTTTCAAGACCTACAATGTCATCAGGTGCGAAATCAGAACCAGCGTATTCAATCGCGCTTAGAACTGTTTCGTCTAAAAGAGTTGTGTTCCATACGTTTTCGCTATCAGTAAAGAAGTAATAGCCAGCAACCCAAGTCACATCAATGTAATTACCAGCACCGGCAGGCTTAGCAATAAGTGTAAGTGTTGCGCCAACTGGGTCATATCGGTAATACTCACCGTTAGCAACTAAAGCTATTGAATTGAATGAGTTAGCAAACTTAACTTGACCCGTTCCAGTGATGACAGTTGCGCCACCTACATCAGTGATAGCCCCAAATTGGTCAACAGTAATAAGCTTAGCGCCTGATACTCTAAGATGTACTTTAAACCGATCAGACCAGATGCCGCCCCTATCCTCTCCAATAGCTGTAGAGAACTGTTTAAGGCCGTCTAGTGTTCTTAGATAGCCTAGATCGCCGTCAACCTCTTGAACGAAAGCGACCATGTTCTTAGGTAGGAAATCACGCCATTCAGCGTTAGCGCCAATCTTAGAGCCTTTGACTAAAGGTAGCTTCATACACCACCATTTGTAATTACGATAGAATCAGAATCATCCAAAAGGAAATCGCCTTCAGTTGAGATCCTCTCATCCTTAGTGTAATACCTCTGACCATAAGTGGTTCTATTGCCTTGGCCAAGTGGCATAGTATTAGGAAATTGAATAGGTGTATTGCTAATAGTATTATCTGAAATAGTTTGCATACCAATAGCTGAGTTAATCATTAATGAAGGATGGATTTGTTTCTCAAAGAACGGGCACATATAGACCGCCATTGAATTGCTAACTCCCATGATAGCCCAGTTAGGTAAATTAGTTGGTGTGTCAGGGTTTGGCTCGTCCTCTTGCGCCCACCCTAATCGACGACCCATGCCATCGTTAGCCATCATCCAATCATCAACATACTTGAGGGTATCAATGACCTGCTCAGGTGCTGCTTCAACAAAGCGAGTGTTCACGCCCATCAGTCGCAGGATTCTGTTAGCTAGTTCGCCTTTCGTTATGCTCATTTGCTTGCGCCTGTTCGATTAAGCCGTCTAATAATTTGTAGTGAATCTTATTACCTTGGTCATCGGTAATCTTTACGCCGTACTTATCCGCTTTTTCATTACGAGTTAATACGCTTTCTTCTTTCTTGGTTTCTTTGGCTTCTGCTTTACTGTCACTTTTTTTGGCAAGTTTGTTGACATCGAATACCCACCCTTTAGTAATTAATGTTTTCTGCTCAAATGTTCCTACCGGCCTACCCATAACACCATTGATAGCATGACATAGTTTATCAGGGTCATTTGTATACATGTATTTCATAATTAGCCTTTAAAAAGACGGGGTTTTTACACCCCGTTTATATTTAGCCAGTGTAGATAGCGTTACCGTTTCGGCTTGGGTCTTTATTGACCACACCGTAGCGAGTGAACAAACGAATACGAGCATTCAAGGTATCAATGCTGGCATCGTAAGCAATGTATAAATCAACACCGTTTGCCATTGTTTCGCGCTCAACTTTCATTCCTGCAAAGTCACCTAACAATTCAATTGGCTCGCGTCCGTTAACAACACACATAGAGTCATTAGCCCAGAAGCTGTTGACCTTACCGCCTGCAACGTTGACCTTAGAAACTACAGCACCAGATGCAATCATTGTGGAAATGTTTGCGTAAGCTGCTTGAGCAGTTGTGATACCAGTCTGATTCGCTGCTATTGGCTTTGGATAAACTGTAACGTCTAAGGTGTTAATTGCGATAACTCGGAAAGTCATCAACTGACCTGTATTAGTCTTATCCATAGCGCCAAGAGAGTTAACCCCGGCAATAGTGATAACATCGCCCACCTGGAAGTTAGTAACCGCTGTAAATGGAATTGTTCCATAACGGTAATCCAAGTTAGTCAATCGACCGCCTACAGTATGCTGACCGGCTGGAACGTCTGTAACGTTTGCTGAAACAGTTGTAGTCGTAGCGTTCAAAGCTGCTGCAATGTTACCCGCAAAGCTTGAGCGATACATATCAAAACCGCCTACGTTAGAACCAATTTCATTCTTAGCATAAGCTGTGTCTGAACGGCTACCAGGGTACAAAGACCGTGAAGCCAAGTTACCCGCTGCTGCTTGGTTAGTACGAGAGTTAAGGAAGAAAGACGCGCCCATGTCTCTGTTAGCTTGGCGCTCATCCATTAAGGCATCGGCCTCTGCTACTAGATCGAAATCAGCAGAAGCTGTCTCATAGTACAAAGTACCTTGTGCCGCAACTGTATCCGCAATCTGCTTGTTCATATCAGCCGCCAACTTCTTAGCCGCTGCTGTAGCTCTACGATCCATGAAGCCAGAATCACGCAAGTTAGAAGTGTTCAACTGGAAGAAATCGTTGCGAGGATCTGAAATAGTGAGAGGATAAACCTGCTCAATAACATCAGTTTCCAAACCTGTTAGATCACGACCTACGATCACAGGAGCTTGCTGTTCAACGTTTCTCCAATATTCGTTAGAAGTGTTTTGCATATCACCCATTTCGATTGAATCAACATCAACGAGACGAGTCATTACATCTTCAGCTTCTAACTGCTTCAACGTTTTGTCAAAGAGTGCTGCTACAATTTTACCGCTTGATAGTGCCATTTGTTAAATCCTCATGAGCTTTTAAGCTCTATACCTAATGATTTAGCCTCTCGCATAATTGAGCGCAGTTTGGTGAAGTCTGTTTCCTCATCATACTTACGCTGCAAGCCAGAAGCCTTGAGAGTATTACCGCCACCTTTTAAAGCCTCATCAGGCTCTAAATCGCTAACGTTCTTTCTGTTCTTTGGAGTTAAATCACGTTGCAAGTCTTTAAGGTATGAAAGGGCTTGTAAGCCTCCCTTATCCTTTGCTAACAGTGCCTTAACCTTTGCTAATGCTGCGATGCCTTTAGTTGATTTGCTGCCTAGATGATATGCAATGGCCGCTGAGCCTTCGCCTACTGCCTCCAGTAATTGTGCAAAGCTACCTTCTGCCTGCGTTTCTGTATCAATTTCATACGCTGCATTGGCTATATAGTCGCTACCTCGTTCAGGATTGATCTTATTAGTTTCAAAGAAACGTTCAGCATCTTCACCTAACCTGGCTAACCGGCTACGCTTTACCTCTTCAAATTGCGTGTTCTGAGTGTTGACTTGTGCCCACTGTACGTCAATCTTCCGTCTTTCAGCTTCCCAATCTTGAAACGCTAATTGGTAATCCGCTGGACTATTGACCCCATTTTCATACATCACCGGAACGGGTGGGTAACCATAATGCTCACGCAAACT